TAACGTGGAGCTAGTGTTTCTTTTTGCTGATCCTAATTCACCAATGCCTCAGGCCAAACGCCGTAAGGATGGAACCAAGAGAAGTCATGGTGAGTGGGCCGGAGCTAATGGCTTCAAGTGGTATAGCGAAGAAAGTATTCCTGATGATTGGGTAGATAAAGAATACAGAGAAAGCGAGAGATTCAAAGAAGAATACTTTGATATAGACAAGGAGCAAGAATGACTGACAACGTAAACAACCCGCCTCACTATAACAAAGGAGGCGTGGAATGTATTGAAGCCATTGAGAGCATGCTTACATCCGAAGAGGTTATAGGATACTTGCGCGGTAACAGCCTGAAGTACAGGTGGCGTTTCCGATACAAGAATGGCATAGAGGATTTATATAAAGCACGATGGTACGAAGATAGACTTATTAAGTACATAGAAAAAACTGGATGTAAGGTAAAAGAGGAACCTTACCTAGATCATTTAAAGGATCATTAGAATGACAACTAAAATTGGCGTACAAGACTACAAGGGAATCAAGATAGATTATTCTAGAGAGTCTCTGCTTGGTGATTTTGCAATCGCTACTTTAAAAGACAGATACTTCTGGGCTGATGAAGATCATGCTCAAGAAGCTTTCGCAAGAGCAGCTATATTTGGAGCAACTTATAATGAAACTACTGACTATGCTTTGGCACAACGGCTTTATGACTATAGTAGCCTACTTTGGTTTATGTTTAGCACTCCTATCCTTAGTAACGGGGGTACAAGCCGTGGCCTTCCTATCAGTTGCTTTCTTAATTATGTTCCTGACTCCCGTCATGGTCTATCTGCTCACTATGATGAGAACGTATGGCTCGCTAGTGGAGGTGGAGGCATCGGTGGATATTGGGGTGATATCCGTAGTAATGGCGTGGATACTTCTAACGGCAGTAAATCTACTGGTTCTATCCCATTCATGCACGTAGTTGATAGTCAGATGTTAGCTTTCAATCAGGGTGTTACCCGCAGAGGAAGCTATGCTGCCTATATGGATATCTCTCATCCAGAGATTGAAGAGTTTATATCAATGCGTAAGACAACAGGCGGCGATATAAATAGGAAATGTTTAAACTTACATAATGGTGTCAATATTAACGATGCCTTTCTGGAGGCAGTCAAGCGTGATGACGATTGGAGACTTATAGATCCTAAGACCAACACAGCCATTAAGACTGTATCTGCTAGGGATCTTTGGTGGCAGCTTATATCTACTAGGGCAGAGACAGGCGAGCCTTATATAGTAAACATAGATAGATGTAATGAATCTCTACCGGATGAGCAGAAGCTTTTAGGACTTAATATCAAGCAGAGCAACTTGTGTTCTGAGATAACGCTGGCTACTAACGAAGAACGGACTGCTGTCTGTTGTTTGTCTAGTGTTAATTTAGAATACTTTGATGATTGGTCTACGGTAGATACATTTATACCTGATCTAATTACAATGCTAGATAACGTAATCCAACACTTTATAAATCATGCTGTAGGAGAATGGCCTACAAATAATGAATACATGATAAACAAGCCTCTAAGCTTTGAAGAGTTTCAGAGCTGTTGTGACCCTGTAAAGATTGGATACTCCAAGGCTGCTTACTCAGCTTATCGTGAAAGATCTCTGGGTCTAGGAGCTATGGGCTTTCATAGCTATCTACAGTCTAAAGGTATACCTTTTGAGAGCATGTATGCTACTTCTTTCAACCATAAATCTTTCTCTCTAATAAAAGATCGGGCCGCTGCTGCTTCACGTATACTAGCTGAAGAGCGAGGCGAAGCTCCTGATATGTTAGGCAGCGGTAAGAGGAATGCACACCTTCTGGCTGTTGCTCCTAACGCTTCTAGCTCTATTATCTGTGGTGTTACTAGCCCATCTATTGAGCCTTTCAGGGCCAATACATTTACCCATAAGACTCTCTCCGGCTCATTCAGAGTCAAGAACAAGTTCTTAGAGAAAGAACTCAAGGTGATATTCCCCACAAAGGAAGAGCGTGAGAAGGTCTGGAAAGATATCGCAGCTCATGATGGCTCTGTTCAGCATATAGAAGAACTGTCTGAGGAAACTAGGGAGGTCTTTAAGACAGCTCCTGAGATCAACCAGATATGGATCATTGAACACGCAACTAACAGGCAGAAATACATCTGTCAGAGTCAGAGCGTTAATCTGTTCTTTGTTCCTCCTAAGTCTACTGCTGATCAGGAGACACACAATGCCTATCTACAGTATGTTAACGATGTACACTGGGCGGGTGCTAGGAATCTGAAGTCTATGTATTATCTCAGGTCAGACGCTGCAAGATCTGCTGAGAATGTAAATGTTAAGATTCCGCGCATCAACTTGTCTGAGGGGGAGTGCTTGAGCTGTGAAGGATAGAATACTTGTAGAAGTTAGATGGGAGGATGCTTGGACAGACTTCCAAGATGTAGATATAAAGAAGGCCAAGAAACTTAAACCAATACCAAGGACTACTGTGGGTTGGTTAGTTACTGAGAATGATAAGTGCGTTATATTATGTACTGACTACTACGACAAAGATAAATCAGTAGTCAACACACCAATTGTTATTCCTGCGGGTATGATAACTAATATGTACAAATACGATGTCATACAAACAATGTGACGATTGTGGTTGTAAAATGACTGAGATATTATTTTATGACCGCAGCGATGAAACAAAAAAACTTTACCATAAGGCATGGCAGTGTCCTTTCTGTCAGCTACGAATAGAAAAAGACAAGGAGAAGAAGTGAGTTTACTATCAACACGAGACTACTATAAACCTTTTGATCACCCTTGGATGTTTGATTATTACTTCCAACAGAATCAGATGCACTGGTTCCCTGAAGATGTGCCACTCCATAACGATGTAAAAGATTGGCAGGATATGACAGAGCAAGAAAAGAATCTACTGACTCAGATCTTTAGACTCTTTACACAGTCAGATGTAGATGTAGGCGCAGGATATATAGATAGGTATATGCGTATCTTCAAGAAGCCTGAGGCCCGTATGATGATGGGTTCTTTTGCCAACATGGAGTCTATACATCAACACGCCTATAGCTTGTTATTAGACACTGTAGGTATGCCAGAGGTTGAGTACAAAGCTTTTTCAGAATATGAAGAAATGTCAGACAAGCATGAATATATCAATGACCTGAAGATCTCCAAGACAGATAAGAAGTCTATCGCCAAGAACCTAGCGGTCTATAGTGCCTTTACAGAAGGGCTACAGTTGTTCTCAAGCTTTGTAATACTTCTTAACTTCCCGCGCTTTGGTAAGATGAAGGGCATGGGCCAGATTGTAAGTTACAGCATCAAGGATGAATCTCTACACGTTGAAGCTATGACCAAGCTCTTCCGAGAGTTTATACAAGAAAACATTGATATATGGACTGATGAGTTCAAGAAAGAAATCTATCAGTCATGCAGGGATATGGTAAACCTAGAACAAAAGTTTCTGGATCTGGTATTTGAGATGGGAGACATCCCCGGCCTTACACGCAAAGAGATGTCAGACTATGTTGAATATATTGCAGATCGTAGGCTGCTTCAGCTTGGCCTGAAGCCTAATTACAAAGTAAAGGATAACCCCTTGAATTGGCTTGATGATGTACTCGGTGTTGAACATCAGAACTTCTTTGAAGGTAGAGCAACCGCCTATATGAAAGCCGGACTCCGAGGGGATCAAGAAGGAATTACTTTCTCGTGAAGACAGGAAATATTGTCTCTATGGCAGTTCAGCTAGGGACTGACGGTAACATCTACTGTGAGTTTGCTGAGCTGCCCTTTGAAGAGATAGAAAAGATCTTTGAGGATAAGTATGAAGTATCCCTAATTCAGACTATTCATAAGTTTATGAACAGACGATTTAAGGATGCTTCGATATCTTTAGAAAAAGAAATACAGGCAGTTACTTCAACTATAATTTAGTCGGGGTATTTGTTAGTGCGTATCATCTGAGCAACTTCTATGGCTCTGTTGCCTACCTGCTTGGCCCATCGTGAGTCTAAGAACTCATCTGCTGCTTTGTCGTACTTACTCTGAGACATAAAGTCCAGAGCTTTTACAAAGTTAGCAAGCCTCGGCACTCCCATATTAAATGCCATGTTTAACATAGCATCCTTTCTAGCCCCCTCTAGATACCTGTAGAAATAAAACCTTTCGGTTAGTTCTTCATGAAATTTCTTGATATCATTCTTGAGAAGATACATAGCCTCCTCTTCAGTGATTCCACAGTCTTCTAGATTTCTTCCTACGCCTATAGTTAGTTTGTCTGAAGTACAACGATAAGGCTCTAGCTTCAAGCCTTCATGTTTTATAAGTAAATCAATCAGCCCCATTAAATCTTTCTTCCATTATTTGTTGGTAACCTTGATCGTCTAGATGAGTAACAGCAATCCAAGCGTGAGACATTTCATCTCCCGTCCTGCTGCCGCCATACACCCACTGATCTGGGTCAGGGTTGTTGGGATTGTCAGAGGTATTATCATACCACTGCTTGATTACTAGAACCTCTCCAGCAGCCAACACAGGGGCCTCTAAGGGGTCGTAGATATGGCTGTGATGCCATGTGGCACTCCAGTTAGAAATCTGACTTACTGACTTGGTGCGTCCTGTCATAGGATTAAATATCTCTAGTGACGCAGCATTCATACGGAGGTGTCCGTGGGGTTGGAAACTATCAATGCGCACAGGGTGATCAAAGCTGTGAAACCCCTGCGTCATAGCATAGCCATTAGGAGGGATAATTAGATGGCCATTCTCATAGCCTTCGCGCAGAGGATATAGCCTTAGGTCTTGTTGATAGACATCGTTGTTAGCTTCATAGTCTTCTTCATGAAACCAAAGACCAATCTCTACAACATTATCTTCAATCATATCTCCTTCTGCTGTAGCTCCTACGCCGCCGGGGAACATGTGGATATCCCAACGCACTAAAGAGTTAGCAGGAAAGGTACGGCATACGCCCTTTGGCATAAGCTCTCCCCACTTACCCATAGCATACTCAGTCAACTGACCATACTGTTGAAGCTCACCTTCATCGTCATATACATATACATCTGAATTAGCGTGATGTACTACAGCGGCTGCATCGCCTCTTGGCTTAACCTGTACGGCTTTGATGCAGCGTGACTCAGCCAGTTGAGGATCTACGAACTCCTTGCTCCATAGGTCATTACCATTGGCAGGGATGTCGTAGGGTGAAGAAGGAATAATAAGATCTGGCGCACCAAACTCAGGCTCAAAGTTCCAAGAGTCTAGACTTGGGAGGTTTGGAGGCTGGACAACTATGTCAGAATCACCATAAGGCGATCCAGAGTTTGCCCAATTAACAACAGAATCTATCTGATCCTGTGATAGTCTCCAATCCCCTTCAAGGTTCTGAATTCCTATGTGTTGATCATAGGCATAAGGAGGCATTTCTCTGTTAGCTACTTTGTATGAGATAAGAGGTGACCAAGGTCTGACCTGCTCATAAGTCTCAAAAGACATAGGGCCTATACCGCCCTCTCTGTGACAAACAACACAGTTGTTATTTATAATACTTGCTACAGTATCAACATATGTATCATCGGCTTGAGCCGCTGTAGCTAGTCCTATACAAGCAGCTAACAAAGTTTTTCTCATATTACCACCTATCAAATAGTTGATCCGCAGAGCATTGAGGCTGTGACCTACAATCTCTGAGGTTGTTGTCAAACAATCCCTGAGGCATCCTATTAGGAAACTCTATTGGGAAGTCGTAGGTTGCTGTTGAGCAGGAAGAAAGTAAAAGAGCAATCAGAATTAAACGGTGCACGGCTACCTCGGTCTAAATCTAGCACTACGAGGCTCTATGTTTTCCAGATCATTTATATTAAATATAAGATCCTCTCCGTATACAAGTGGCTTTCCTTCTTCTAGTTTTCTTTGAGTATTATAATAGCCCATAACTATTTTTTGCTTTGCGTCTTCATCATCTCCAGCTATATTCCTCAAGTTAGAACCAAAAGCATTGTTAATTAAATCAACTTTTTCGGTATCTGGATTAGGATAGTATGTCATTTGAAGATATTCTTTACCTTGAAGCAAAGGATCTTTAAGCTTAGAGCCATGCTTGTAAACTAAGTAAGCATGATTAAAAGCATTAAAGACTTCTTCATCCGCGCCGCTGAACTTTCCAAACCCTGCTTCATCTGTAGGTATACGGGATTGTTCAGGGATAAAACCTTTCTCGGCTGCTTCATTAACAAGAGCTACTACTTCTTTTTCATGCTGGCGTTGCTGTTCTGCACCAAAACCTAAGGCTTCAGCACCTCTTCCTAGTGCAAACTTTATAGCTTTTTCAAGCATACCACCTTCTGCAAAGCCGTCTCTGTTAGCAACAAGAGCCTCATCTAGTTCCATACCTAGAGATATGTCTGTTGCTACTGTGGATAAGTCTTCTTCCTCTTGGGCATAAAGCGGTAAAGTAAATGTGGCGGGTAATGCAAAAGCTAGGTATTTACCTTTACGCTGTACCTTAGCTCCTATCTTTTTAGCAGTCTTAATAACTAAAGGAGCTACTATAGTTTGATAGGCTTTTTGAATTTCTGGAGATCTAAACATAAACTCAGTAACCCGTTCTCCGTTCTTTTCTATTAGTTTATCGTCAATAAGAAATTGTATTTCATCTAGATTTTCTTTTTTAGCTTTAATAATTTCGTTATGAATTGCTGTCTTCCAGACATTTATAGAAACTTTAGATCCACCAAAGAAAAGTTCATCTCGTTCTTTTTTAACTTCTGATGCTGTCATATTTTTACCAGCATCTTTTAGTTTTGATTCTAAGCCCTTCTCTTGTTTTCTAGAAGCTTTTAACTCGTCCATTAACTCATTATTTCTCTTTATTAATGTTTTTACAGCTTCTTCAGCGTCAGGAGGAACAACGGCACGTTCAGAAGACGAAGATCTGACAATATCAAACTGTTCTAATTCCATATCTACACCCATAATAGAGTCTTCTATATCGCCCATCTTATCATCCAGCTCATTTAATTCTTCTAGTATTTTTTGATAAGGACTTAATTTTTCAGGATCTAATGCAACTGTACTGTCTGACTGAATTTCAAAAACTCTAGAGGCTTCTCCTCCAGTTATAGTTTTATCTCCAGATGCAACGTCCCCTCTAGTCCAGTAGACAAAATTTAAATCCGTAGGATAATCTCTGCCTTTTATAAAATGACCGGACTGAGTAGGTCTACTAACTCTAGGATCACTATAATAATTAATTCTATACGTACTTAACTCAGCATCTTCTGGAACAACCTCAGTGTACATTTCTTTAAGTTCTGCGGGGCTTTTTCTTAATACTCTCTCAACTTCACTTATTGCATCCGTTCTTTCTCTTAAAGGCTTTTCAGGATCTAAAGCCGTATCTAACATTCTACCCGTGTACGCATATGTAGGATCTTCTGCCTCTGGATCAAATGTTTCTAAATCTTCTACAAAATAATCATCTCCAAATTCTTCGTCTATTGCCCTGTCTAGATTCTCGCTTTCAGCAATCGACACTTCTACTTCTTTTTCTAAATCTTCAGCCACTTCAGTTACTTCTTCTTGGGCTTGTAGATATGTACTTTCTTCTTGCTTAAACACATCAGTCCTTCGGGCTTCTGCGTTTCTTAAACCCGTGGGAGTAACAGCCCTATTACCTGAACGTGTAGTAACTATGTCTTTTTCATCTACAAGATTCATAATGTCAGCAGCTTCAATCTCATCAGCTCTAACACCTTCAACCTGAAGACGCTTCATTAATCTATCAAAGGGAATGTTTTCTCCTTTATCTGCAATCTTACCTACTGCATCAGACAAAGCAGATCTAACATATCTAGAAACAGTACTACCAAAAGCAAAGCCCAAACGCTCTTCTTCGTCTACAAAAGCTCCTCCGGCTTGCTGGTCATAAGGCAGTCCCGTCATACGATCTATGCGCTTATCAGGTTCTTCAGGCGCATTAGGTACTAGAACTTCACCTCCCTTTCTGAATTTAAGGCGACTAGGATCTTCGCCACTAAACATATCTTGGATAACTTTATCCATTCTTCTAGCAGCACTGGTGTAATTGTCTCTAAACTCTCTACCGAACACAGTCTCAAAAGCTCCAAAGCCCGGAGACTTTCGCGCTGCAAATTCTACAGGGCCTCTGTATTGAATAAGCTGTGTTACATCTTGAGCTGCTGGGCCAAGAACAGATAAAGGGACTGATAAAGCGTAGTTATCTTTTGCTGCAAACTGCGCCCTACGAAACATATCTAAGTATGTTCCTCCCCCGCCCCATCTTAAAATAGCTGCTGCATATGGGTTCTCTCCTTCTTCTTCGCTGCGTCCTCCACTTCTTGCCCAGTTATTAAACCTAGCAACTTCTGTCATGATTACACCCGAAGCCAAAGTCTTAGGAACATTACCTGTCGGATCTTCAATCATCTTACGTGCAGCACCTTTCAAAATAGTATTTGTAAATGCAGCAGGGTAGCCCATTAGCTGAAACAAGACGGATGTTTTGGGATTAGAATGTAGTAAAGGCTTCAAGCCTGAGGCAGCTTCAGGGTTTAAAATAACCTCATTGGTGTATCTACCTGCACCTCTTTGAATTTCTTTGTTAAAGGCATCGTCAGCTTTCATGCCTCCATCAAACCAATTCATTGCCTGATCTATATCAACACCAAGCTCACGTAGTTCTTTCTTTTTACGCAAGATTCTACGGCTATCTTTGTTTCCTCTAGCTGCTGCTATCTCAGCTATATTATCTGAGATCATGTTCTTACCAGAAATGTAAGAAGTCATCTGAACAAACTTTGTCCATTGATCAAGCATATTAGCTCTAAAGAATCCATTGTTAAGCTTTCGGATCGCTGAGTTAGAAATAGCCTCACCACCTAGCCTATCAGCAACATCACCTGCTGCCTGATCCATAGCGATACCAAGCTCTTGCATTTCACGCCAGATCTCAGGCTCAGTCAGTCCTGCGTCAGCTAAAAGGTTTTTGCTCTTGGTAGCTATAGTGCCAAAGCCTTCATTCATGGCTCCTGCAAATCCTTTGAAGCTATTACGAAAACCTGCTTTAGATATATTAATAAATATTTCTGTTAAGCTTGAAAGAGTTGCAAGAGGTAGCGTAGCCATTCGGGTTGTCATTGTGTAGACATCAGAAGCTGTTTGAAGACCAGTTCCATATCTTTGTACACCCTCGCCCGTTATAGAAGAATAAACAGCTCCAATGTCTTTACCCACCTGTTCCATTAGAGTATCTCTTTTTAGCCCTGCCTCTCTTAGCTCCTCTTCAATTCTAGGAATCCATATTTCTTGGAAGTCTCTTTTATTTCTTACACCAAGAACATTAAGCTTTGATATACGTCTTGCTGACTGAATGCCATACTCATGTACAATTTTGTTTAAATCATTTTCTAGGAAATCAGCATATACATTATCATCGGCTATCTTGTCTAATACTCTGGGCATCAAGAAAACAGTATCACCCGTACCAGCCGAGTCAATCACACCTACATTTTCTACTTTACCCAGCATACTATCTATGATGCCGTTAGCTTCGTCAGAGCTATAGCCTTCATTCATTAGTAGTTGCTTGAACTCTACTTCTCTAGATTCAATAGCACTACGCTTCCACATTCTAGGAACATAGTTAGCCGGAGCCTCTTCCATAAACAAAGCTTCGGCTCTGTCATCAAATAGCTTTCTAAGTTTTGGAACAATAGCCTTTACAGCATCAGGAGCATCATCAGGTAATGTGCCTCCCCGCAAAGCAGAGATAACCATATCATCCATATCTTGACGAGTATCACCCTTAGCCGCTACCAAGATAGGATCGTATGCGCGTTTAAAATCAGTAACAAATGTACCGTAGTTTTCTTTTAAAGTTTCAAAGTAATCTCTGCCTAGTGTTTCATCAGGCGTTACAGATCCTGTCAGCTTTAAAGATGAGTCATACCTAAGAAGTCTTTGCAGTTTTGCGGCAGTAGGAGAATATTTAGCATAGGGACTAATAAGATCTGTAGCTTTACCAGCCAGCACAGTGCTGTTTAGTTTGTTAGCCAGCCTTCCTATTTTAAATAACAGTTTGTTTTGTATGGGTCTTGCTACCTCTTTGCCCGGAGAGGGATCAGGCGCAGCAGGCAGTGTCTCTCCTGCAGGAGTGTCAACATCTCTACTAATTCTAGCAGTTACAAAATCTGATAGCTGCTCTCCAGATACATTACCACGCTTGGCAGCTACCAAAGCTTGTCTTATGGTATCTGCAATTTCATCTGCTGTGTACTCGCCACCACCTAACTTCTCAGCCAAGTCTTTAGCAATTTCATCTACGTCAGCAAAGTCATCTATATCAAAATCTACAGGAAACCCTTTGGTTTCATTTAGCACACCATTTTGAAACGTAGCCGACCTTAAAGGTAATCTATTTACAATTTCAGATACTGCATCCATTACCTCTTGAGACTGAGGAAGGCTGCCTTCTAAAACATTTTCTGCAATCTCATCATCGTTTGCAGCTATATTGTTTGTTTGCTTATCAAGAGCCTTGTTGTCAGGGACAATATCACGCTCTACTTTTGCTGCATTTCTAGAGTTACCAAAATAACCAAACGCCTTGCCAAACAAACCACCGGCTAAACTGCCTACTCCTATGCTCATTGCAAAGTCGCTATTGGAAAACTCATTACGCATTCCTGTAGCAACTTCTATGTTTTGACGATTGTAATCATCTACTCCTCCCCATACACCACCTTCTACAATACCAGTGGTAGTAGGAGAAACAGCCATTCGCCTTATTGTTTGCATAGCTGATTTTTTTGCGCCTTCCTTTGCCAGAGCCGCAGTAGCTGCTGAACCTCCTCCGGTAAAAGGAATAGCTAAAAGCATTGCTAGATTTACAGGATCTCCTACGGCATCTAGCCCCATGTCTGTTATAGCTTCAATCCATTCTCCATAGCCTTCTACATCAGCACGTTCCCAGTTTTCTCTTACGCGCTTGTAAGCTTGCTTTACATCTTCTGGGGCATCTTTTAGTGCCATATTCCTATCTATAACAGAAGTAATGCGCCAATCTTCATCGCGCATAAACTCTTTCCAATCATCAGTTGCCAGAGTTCCTGACAGCATTTGATCTACAACATTATCATCCTGAGAAGCAATGTACTCCATATAGAGTTCCATATCTTCTTGGAAGTCTTCGTTGTTTTCTAAATACTGTAGATTAGGATCTAGTCTAGGCTTCTGACTTATTGTGTAATCACTAAGATCAACAGAGTTATAACTGTCTCTGTTAGCCTGAATAATCTCTGGACTAGTCCTAAGAGTTTTTCTTTTAATAGGCATTTATATGCTACCCCTTAAACTTGCGGTGATCTAGTTTGGCCTAGTCTCATTAGTTGTTTTTCTTCTTCGTCTATATCCCTTCTTGTTTTTTCAAATTCTCTATCTTGTGTGCTTTTATCTAACATAGCCACAATACGCATTATGTTACCTACATCAAAAGAAGAATAACCTCGCTTAAAATAATACTCAGGATTTGCAGTTGTTGTATCCATCCAATCTGCAACAGACTCTGTTTTTGTAATTGAATTAAGCAGATTTACTCTATAGTTTTTAGGCAGATTTGGAATATCTGTTACATTGATATTGTCAAATAAATACTGAAGAGTTTCTGGGTTTACATCTACAGGAGTATTAGAGTTTTCAAGCGCAACCAAAGACACTAACATATCCAATGAAGCATTCTCTGGTTTTAAATCAAATCCTCTTATTTCTTCTTCAAAAACTTTACCATCTTTTGATCGTTTGCTATTAATACTTCTTAGCTTACTCATAGTATATAAAGGAGCTAGATCGCTGTGATAGATATCCATTAGCTCTTCTGAGGCCATGCTTATAGGAGTTACTTCTCCTGTAGCAGACTCAACAAACATACTTGATTGTGCGGGTTGTCCTGCTGAAGTAGCTATTTTATTTACAAGAACTCTAAGCTCTCCTGCGGTTTCAGCTTGGAATAATTTTCTAGCATCGTTTATCTGATCAGGAGTTGCTGTATCACCTAAACCTTGAGTATAATAAGCTTCAGCAAGTCCTGCGTATGTATCGGTCATATTATTTTTATAAGTGCGTATACCTGCCAGCATATTATTAGCATTGCTAATTTGAAGCCTTTCAGGATCTGTAACCCTAGACATAGCTAAAGTTGCATCTTCCGTTAAATCAAATACTCTCTGAACAACTCGTGCTTCTGGTACAACGTTTCCCCAAGGATCAAGAAAGTCTGTAGTTATTGTTTTTATAGGAACATTCCACTCGTTGTCCTTTTCCTCTATTTCAGGAGGGTTAGCTCGTAAGTTAGTTACTTCAAAGCCAGCTTCATTAGCTCTTCCAATAGCATATTTGTTGTTTGGATTAATGTTATCTTTAGCTTCTAACTTCCTTTCTACTCGTTTTTCACCGCTTGCAGTTTCATAGGTTTCTACTGTATAAGTAATACTAAGCTCACCACCAAACCTTCTTGAGACTTCATCAACATATTCTGTTGATATCAACACATCTTCTTTACGATTAATTTTTTTATCATCTATAGCAGACTGTATAGCCACAGCACTATCAATATCATAACCTGCATTAACAGCAGCATCAAACCCTTGGACTTCTCTTCCAGCCTGTTCCATTAAAGCAGCACGAGTAGACTGAACATTAGCCGCTCTGATCTGGTTCTTGTTCTTACCTGCAAAGAAACCTTTAGCACCGCGCCATAAAAACTCACCTACGTTTCGAGGGCCTTGGTACTCTTGAGCTAGTGAAGCTTCATAATCTTCGTAGCTTCCTAGCTGTAGGGCTGAGTTGTATTCGTCCCTAAAATTTTGTACGTTTTGAGAAGCCCACTGAGTAGCTTGATTATTTATGTATTTGTTCAGCTCTGTTTCTTTTAACTCAGACAACTCTGCATATTCTTGTTGAGCATCGTTCATCAAAAAGTTTTTACGCTTGTTAATCAGGTAGGCTTCTACGCCTCCATCAAACGCTTCAGCTTGTTTGTACTCTTCAATAGTATTGTTAGCAGTATTAAGAAAAGATCTATACTTGGCTTTACGAGCCATGTTGTCTTCATTGTTAATAAAGTTTGAAGCCTGTTCCCGTAAGAAAGAATTACCTATTCTAGTAAGAATATTAGTAGCCGCAAACGCTGTATCAACACGCTGCTGCTTTCGCTGCTGCTCGCGTATCCTTTCGTACTGTCCACGTCTAACCGCTTGGAGTTCTTTAAAGGTATCTTCAATAGCCATATTCTTTATCCTTGTAACAAGCTAGGTTCTGGTCTAGCCATCAAGCTTTCTTCTTGTGGAGGTTCCATAGTAGATATCTTTTCTACTATTTCTTCAGGCAAAGCTCCCTGAGGTATTTGGTTAGTCTTTTTGTATTCATTTAATCTAGACTCTTGCTCGCTATAACCAGTAGCAGCATTCTCAGCGGCTTCTTCTTCTTCTTCGCCCTGATAGATTACGTAGTCTATGTCTGCTCTTTCAGCCAGTGCCATAATCATGTACGCCGTAGGCTCTGCTAACAACATCATAAGATCAGGATTCCAAACACCCCTATCAAACCCTTGATAAAGAATGTTCTGTGTAATCTCCATAACAGAAATACCAGATCCTACAAGCTCTAAGATCTGTGGATAAGTTTCTTCAGAAGTTATTTTTACAAAAACAAACTCAATACCTTCACGCAGGTTAGTTATTTCAGGAGCCTTTTCAAACTCATAACGCTGCTCGGGATCGTTAGTTAACGATTGGCCCGGAATAGATCTTTCGGCTTTTAAAATTTGGTTAACGTAGTTTGTATCCATATTACACTAGACCTTGCATTCTTCTAGAATACATTCCTGCTGGTTTATATAAAGCATCATACTGAATCATAGGCATACCATAACCTACTGCTGGCATTTGAGACATTGTACCGGCTTGTCCGGGCTGTACTTCATAAGCATTCTCTGCAACTACAATTGTTCCTCTACCGCCTCTGTAATCATACTCAGGCTGCTCTGGAGCCATAAGGCTTTGTCCAACCGCCTTCACTGCTTCTGTCCCAGCCGCCGCTAAACTACGCTCTGTGATAAGATAATCTTTACCAACATCTTCAGCTACATCACTTACTACTGAAGCAGGAATATCAGGAGCTACAAATGCTTCAGCCTGTGGAGTCATAGGCCCTTGCAACAAAGAAGAGTCAGCAGGCAACTCGCCATAAGCCCCTTCAGCTATAAAGTTAGGATCTGTTGGATCAGTAAATACTCTAGCCATAGGATCGTCAGTAGCTTTTAGCGGCGTGTATTCGCTCTGTAGCTCTGGAGGCCCTGTAAAACCCGGAGGTATATTTTCAGGAGATCTGCCAATATCTTTCCACCAATCTGCACTTCCTATAGTAGTGTTCCAAGTTTCTACAGTTTTACCAGCCGCTACTTCTAATGCACCTCCCTGCCCAAAGATATTTGTAGCAGCTCCTTCAACATTGATACCCGGAATTTTGTTAAGAAGTGTTTTACCTACTTCACCTGTAAAGTTTTTAACCGCACTAGTAACAGTGTTAAACACTCTACCTGCTCCTGCGGCAAATCTAGCAGCTCCATTAACAACATGAGCAACACCTTTTACCAAAGCGTTAGTAGCAGGATTAGCAAGAGCTGCTGCTGCCCATGTTCCTACCTTTCCTAAAGTAGATGCTAGTGCACTACCAATACCCGGAAGTATAAAAGCCATAGCAATCTGACCAACAACGCCAATCTCGTTCATAAACTTGCCAACTTTTACGGCAACTTTTTTGATGCCCTTGCCAATCTTTTTAAAGACTTTTTTTACGCCTTTAAAAACTTTACTAAAAAATCCCATAATTAATCCTCATACATCTTATCAACAGTTGCAATAAGTTTATCTACATACTCTGTGCTTCCGGCTTCTCCGGGGTCATTTGAAAGTGCAGTTGCATACAAAGTAGTTTGTCGTTGTTGTTCGTTTTGGTAGGCTGTTCGCGCATAGGTAGAGTCATCACGTAACTGCTGCCATACGTTAGCAAGTTCTTGTGTTGACAAGTTATATGCCTGTTGAGCCGCTGTAGCGTTTGCTGCATTCTCTGCGGCAGTGTTAATAGTATTAGCCTGTCTACGCCATTCAATATTAGACTGCTCTATAGCTTGAGCGTTTTGAGCATTCCATATCTCTCTTTGCTGATCCATTTGTGCATTAAACTGATCAAGCTGTGAAGTAAGTTGATTATTGAACTTCTGAACATCTATCTCGTTTCCTGCGTTAATAGCAGCTACTCTGTTCTGTTCAGTCACATTAAACTGTGCCATAGCATTTAGTTGAGAAGCATTAAACTGTTCTATCTGTGCTGCAAGATTAGCATTGAACTGATTAATCTGAGCTTCTGTTGAAGCGTTAAACTGAGCCGCTGAATTTTGTGCTGATTGATCAGACAACAATCTTTGCTGCGCCATTTGCTGATCTAAAATAGTAGCTTGTTGTGCATTAGACAGATTAGCTATATCCATCTGTAAAAAGTTATTTGCATTTTCTATAGCTACTCTAGTTCTCTGATCAACAGTAGCAAGATCTAAAGACGCTAAAGCTGTAGCATTTTGCATAGCTGCTTGCTGCCTAGCATTAAAGTCTGTTAGCGTAATAGTCTGCATAAACTGGCTGTTTGCTAGTTGCACTTGCTGATCTGCATTGAACTTAGTCAGATCAATATTAGCTACCATTCTAGCGTTTTCAACAGCTCTTTGCTGGTCAGCATTAAGCTGGGCAACACCCATTGACTGAGCTATCTGCGCCTGTGCCAGATTAGTTTGCATTCTTGCATTCAGGTTGGCAAGCTCTGTTTGTTGAGCAGCATTTAAGTTGTCTGAACTAGCATTGTTTAGTGCTGTAAGATTTGCAAGCCTTACTTGCTGATCAGCATCTAGGTTTGCTAATTCCATCTGCTGCTTAAACGCTGCATTCTTAGATATAAAGTCTGCTGCTACTTGAAACTCTGCAAGCCTTGCTTGGTTCTCGGCTGTCATGTTCTCACGCTCTGTGAGATTCATAGCCTCAAGATTAGCAAGCTCCATCTGTTGTTCGTTAGATAAATTTTGAGCATTTGAAGCTTGTTGGTTCTGAGCATTTAACTCAGCAGATCTTTGGCGGTTTGCCAAGTTCTGTGTACGAATCTGCTGTGCTTGCTGTGCTGATAACAAAGCCGCATCTTGACGGAACTGGCTTTGAAGCTGCGCCATGCTCTGCGCCATCTGTGCTGTTTGGCTTGCAGAAGTTTGTTGATTTGCAAGGTTCTGTAGTCTTAACTGCATTTGAGAAGACTGCTGCTGAAGAGCTGCTTGCTGTTCGTTTGATAAGTTCTGGGCGGCACGTTGTTGTAATGCTTGTGCATTAGATTCAGCTATAGGTAAAGATGTTTGAATAATAGCATTAAACAAAGCATCTCTAGCTACTGTAGAAACTTCCATGCCTCTTTGTGCCAAACGCTGCTCAACCATATCTACGGCTGGCCTAGCCCATGTTGGTATCTGTCCATCTTCCAAACCACCTAGAAGTGTTTCTAGTTGTGAAGATACCAAAGCTTCGTTGGGCAGGGCAGCAACAGCAGCTTGTATTTCAACAGGCTGTGTATCTACTATAGCTTCAACATTTGCAGGATCTTCAACAATAGCAGAAGCAACAGCATCAGGTAGCTCTCCCACTTCAGCAACCATAGAGGCAGCAGCACCTTTAGCGGCTGTGCCTTTGATAGCTCTAGTTTGAGCAGCTTGATAGTTAACAGTCTCTAGTATTTGAGCTTCTATGCCAGATCCAGCAGTTCCTGTAATAGCTTCTCGTTGTTGTGCTTCAATCTCAGGAGTCTGTGCAACTCTGATATCTGCTGCGGTAACTCCCGGCACAAAAGCATCAGGGCTGATAGTAAAGTCAGCAGCCTGTGCAAGTCCTGCCGTAACGTCTCCCATTGTAGCGGCTTGCGCTCTAGAAGATATATCTTTAATTTCTTCTACAGTAATAGGAGGACGTTGTGTACCTATGGCGGGTACAGTTCTGTTTAACTCCTCTGCTAAGGCTGCTTCATATTGTGAAGCATCTATTTGATTTTTAGTTATTGCATCTGCAACACTAGCAGTAGCAGCTTGTATTTGAGTGGCTGTTACAGCGGGAGGAGGAGGTATATCAACAAATTTATTAAGTTGCTGTATAGCACTTTGAGGAGTTACACCAGCACTTATATCTACTTTAGTTACTTCAGGAGGCTGAACATAATCGGCTACATCAACAGTAGGAGCGCGATATGTACCCGGAGTTTCTGAAGTAATTCCTGTAACAACAGTCTCTGCTACTTTTTCTGTTTCTCCAGCAGAACCCAAAGCGTCCCTATACATCTGAAGACCTACATCCCTATCAATCTCAAGGGCATCAGCCACTAAACCTATATCAGCTCCTGTATCTTTTACAAACTGAGCTAACTGTTGATTTGTAGCATTAGGATTTTGTTCTTGATATCTAACAAAGTCAGCAGTTTTATCATCTGAAAGCGCATTAAATACTGTATTAGCTCTTTCTCTGTCTATACCCATAGCATCTGCTACTTTATTTACATCAGCTCCAATTTGAGTAATGTAATTAGCAATATCTAAATTAGATGCTCCTCCTTCTCTTCCTGCAAACTGTAAAACTTGAGTAGTAAGATCAGGACTACCGCCATTACCACCATCATCACCACCATTACCACCATTACCACCATCATCACCACCGTTACCACCACCCGGAGGAGGAGGGGTAATGTTAACAGTACCTAGATCAAGATTAGGATCAATACCAATATCCCTGCCTTCAGTTTCTTCGCCGTAGTAAAATTCGTCAGTCCTGCCGCCGTTGTATTTCTTTTTTCTTTTAGCCATCTATATCACCACTTAACCTTATGCGACCAATACCTAGCGGAAAGCTTTGAAGGATTAGAGTCTTGTGCATTATGTCTAGCATAGTAAGATTTTTTCCTTGCTTTATCTTTTGCTGTAGTAGGATTTTTACCAGCACCTTTAACGCCCTGTTGACCAAAGCGAATTGTTTTTACCTTATCTCCAACTTTAGCTACAACAACATGACTCTTAGTAGGATGCTTGGGTGTACGCTTAGGTTTGTTAAACCCAGCCACTCCAGCTCTTTCTAGTCTAGAATCTTTCATTATGCTTTCCTATCTACCTTTTTAACTTTTT